GTTCTCCACCCAGTACGAATACAGCCCGAACTATGCCGACTTCGGGCATACCGACGACAACGAGCACTTCTGGCGGCAGATGGATTTCCTGATCCCCGAGCTGTTCCGGGTGCTCAAGCCGGGGCGGGTTGCGGCCATCCATGTGAAAGATCGCATCGTGCCGGGCGGCATGACCGGGCTCGGCTTCCAAACCGTCTATCCCTTCGCCGACGACTGCACGACGCATTTCAGACAAGCTGGCTTCGCCTTCCTATCGCGCAAGACCATCACCACCGATGTGGTGCGGGAGAACAATCAGACCTATCGCCTGGGCTGGACCGAGCAGTGCAAGGACGGCTCCCGCATGGGAAACGGCCTGCCCGAATACCTGCTGATCTTCCGCAAGCCGCCGTCGGATAGCTCGAACGGCTATGCCGACGATCCGGTGGTCAAGGCCAAGAAGGAATGGGACGGCGACCATTGGGCCGTGCAGCAGGCGCCGGGCGACGAATATTCCCGCGCGCGGTGGCAGCTCGATGCCCATGGCTATACGCGCTCAAGCGGGGACCGCCTCCTTGCGCCCGAAGAGCTTCACGCCCTCGACGCCAATGTCATCTTCAAGCTCTGGAAGCAGTTCGGGCTCAACTCGATCTACGATTTCGAGCACCATGTTCGCATCGCCGAAAGCCTCGAGGAGGTCGGCGCGCTGCCTTCGACCTTCATGCTGCTGCCGCCGCATTCGCCCCACAACGATGTGTGGACGGACATCACCCGGATGCTCAGCATGAACATGCTGCAGGCGCAGGCCGGCCGCGAAATGCACCTCTGCCCGCTCCAGTTCGATATCGTCGATCGGGCGATCCATCAGTACAGCGAGCCGGGCGAACTGGTGTTCGATCCGTTCGGCGGCCTGATGACGGTTCCATATAGGGCCATCAAGCTCAAGCGCCGCGGCGCGGCCGTTGAGCTCAATCCGACCTATTTCCTCGACGGGTGCGAGTATGTCGCCTCCATGGCCCGGGAAATGGCCATGCCGAGCCTCTTCGACCTCATGGATGCCGAAGCACCGGAGGTCGCCGCGGAATGAAGCACTTCACCTCCGACACGTGGACTGAAGAGCGCGTCGAGCGCCTTCGCACCCTCTGGGCCGACGGCTTGAGCCTGACGGTGATTGCCAGGGAATTGGGGGATGGCGTTACTCGCAGCGCCGTGGCGGGAAAGCTCAGCCGCCTCGAAGGCATCAAGCAACGCCCGACCGTTGTGCGCGTCTCGCCCCCGCCCAGACCGAAGGTGGTGCGAGAGCCGCCTCCGGTCGTTGAGAAGCCGCAACCGGCCATTGCCGCGGCGGAGATGTGGCACGCGCTGCCGGGCACCGTGCCGATCAGCCTGGAAGACCTGACGCGCGATCTTTGCGCCTGGCCCATCAACGACACCAAGCCCTATCTCTTCTGCGGCTGCAAGGTGGCGCGCGGCTCCTTCTGCGCCGCGCATGCCAGCGTCGGCTATCGTCCGGACGCTGAAAAATGACGGATTGGTTCAGATCTTGGCACGGCGCGCCCACCGACCCCAAATGGCTGGGCATCGCCAGGCGAGCCGACGTGGCGCCCGGCATCGCCGTGGCCATCGCGTGGGCCCTTATGGACAGAGCCTCTCAGGCAGATGACCGTGGCTCAATCGATGGCTACGACGCTGAGGGCCTAGCCTATTTCTTCGGCTGTGACCCGGAGCGGGTCGACGCGGTTATCGCCGCCATGACTGACAAAGGCATGATTGTGAACGGTAGGTTCGCGAGTTGGGAGAAGCGCCAGCCGAAGCGAGAGGATGGATCCAGTGAGCGAGCGAAGGAATGGCGCGCGCGCAAGAAGACTGAAAAGACCGCAACAGAACCAGAGCGAACGCAAGCGAACGCAGTCGAACGCAACCAACCAACAGATACAGAAGAGACTAGAAATACCCCCCTAACCCCCCAGTCGGGGGGCGACGATGCCGACGTGCTTTTCGATCAGGTCTGGTCAGTCTTCCCTCAGCACCCCAATAGCCTCAAAGCGCAAGCCCGGCGAGAGTTCGACAAGCTCGACCCACTGCAGCAGTTGGCATGCCGCACCGGCGCCCAGGTTTTCGCTGACTCATTCGTCGCCTCGTGCCGGGTCAGCGGCGTGCGTGTCGACCACCAGCGGCGGTACGTCAAGAAGCTCTCGACCTGGATAGCCAATCGCGGATGGGAAGGTATGGCTGAGCGAGGCGCAGCCCCGGCGGCTGCCGTCGCGATGGTCAAGCTGGATCGAGAGCGGGACCGCGACCTGTGGAGAACATGCGAGGCAATCATGGGCAAAAAGGCGCCGACATCGGACATGCAGTGGGCGTTTCGCAGGGACATCGTCGAACGAGCGCGAACACAACCTACTGCCGACAGATAATTTGCACTGTGTAACGGCGTGCCACGCTGACAAGGTCCTTCGTGCTATGCAGCTGTTTGTCCTTCTGCCCGCCCGGCTCGGCCCCATGTTGGAAGATCGAGAGGAAGTCCAAAAGCACCGGCGAACTAATGGCAAATCCAACATTGGGTGCGACTGTGCCTGCCTCGGCAATGAGCGTCTTGTCGTTCACCTTAGCGACGGCGACGCCTACGACCAGCCCTGACCCGTCAAGTATCGGGCCGCCACTGTTTCCAGGCTGAATCCCGGTGTTGGTTGTAAACCAGCCGCGAACGCCACTCGCCATTGTCTCGGCCGATACAATTCCGGTTCCAACGTTAAGCGATGAATTCAGAAGGTCGGCGAGGGGATAGCCGAGCATAATCACGTCTTCACCCAGGACCGGCGCGCTCTCCCTGATGGTTGCCCACGCTGGGCTCCGACCGGACTTTAGCTGCAGGGCAGCCAGATCAATCTCTTTGTCTGCCTTGAGAACGGAGGCCTCTCCGTAGCCGGGTACCTCAATAGTGGCGCAAGAGTTTACGACGTGTGCGTTGGTCACCAGCATTCCGCTGGGAGCGAAGAAGAAGCCGGATCCGGAGTAGATGGCTGGCTCCGGTTGCGCCGGCGTGGTGGGCGTTTCGGTCGCGCCAGCGGCAACAGGAGAGGTCTCTCGGGAATGGCTCGGGGAGAACGTCGACGCAGCAAACGTAGCGACAACGGGACCAACTTTGTCGAGCTGATTTGTCCATGTGACGCGGTACCCAACGCTGGTGTCGCCAGTGTTGTAGGTCATCAGATAGAAGAAGCTTCCGTTCTCGAGCCCCGAAATCACGAAGCGGTTTTCGGTGTAGGTGGAATACTTGACCACCAAGCCCGGACGAGGTGCCTTGGCGCTTGCATATGCCGCGGAGAAGCCAGCACTCGGCAATGCCCTGCGCATGGTTTCCATGGAAAGTGAACCATCCGGAGACGTAAAGCGCTTCCCGAACCGTGTCTTTATGTCTCGAGTCAACAAGGCCTTGGGCACAACTATGTCCACGCCCGCCTCGCTCTCGAAGATGTCCGTCATGCCTAGGGCGCCAAAAACCGCTGCGGCCTGCTTGTCGAGCAAATCACTCTGGGATGGTGTCAACACCCCATCGCTGAATGCAAATTCCTGCTTCTGGAATGTCTCGAGCGCTCGGAATGTGCCAGCACCGAACTCTCCATCGATCAAGCCGCTGTAAAGGCCTAACAACACAAGCTTGCCTTGCAGCAGAAGGCGGTCTTCCATCGAGAGGTGGTCAAACCAAGTCTTGCTCGATTGAAAACTGGCGACAGCCGAGCCGCCACCAAACGCAACCACAACAGCGATAAATAACGCAAGAAACAGCCTGATACTACGCATGTCCTGAGCCCGCATTTCTATGCCTTTGTCGCACTCTCTCTTTCTGCGCACAAGCGAGCAACGAAAGCAGGATGGACTTGATAGGCGGCGCAAACTGAGCGAGAACCCCGGTGTTCCTTAGTTCGATCTGCCCCAGCCTCATTGGTTTCAACACCCATGGGGGGGTTAGTCATGTCGAGATGGTACGTTGTTCTGACGAACGTGAAGTGCGAGGAGAAGGCGGGGCGCAATCTGCGCCGCGCTGGCTTCTCGGCTTATGCGCCGATGGGGCGTGTGGAGAAGTTCTCCAAAAGGAAGAAGATTTGGCGCGAGACGGAATTCCGCATCTTTCCGCGCTACCTCTTCGTGGAAGTCGATGGACCGGTTGCATGGTATCGCCTGCGGGCCTGTGAAGGGGTCGAGCGCGTGTTAGGCGCCGAGGGGCGGCCCCAGGCCCTCAACCAAGTCGAGACCAATGCCCTTTTGGCCGTTCGCGACGCGGAGCAGAACTTTGCGTTCGATGACACCCGAGCCGGGAAGCTGCATCGCAAAGAGATCGGTAGAACGAAAAAGGAGACGACCAAGCTTCGTTTTCCCGTCGGCAGCCACGTCTTGGCGAAACGCGGGCCGTTCACCGGGTTTCCCGCCGAGGTAATCAACGTCAGCGGCAGGGGCACCATCAGTGCCGTCTTGAACGTGTTCGGCCGGCTATCGCCGGTGGAGTTTCCTCCGGATTGGGTTGAGGAGCTTGACGAGGTCGCCGAAGCAGCATAGCCGCGTTCTTAGGACGAACTTGCTGACAGTTAGCGCGGCTCCTGATTTGGAGACTTGTGCCGGGCAAGCCCAGCCATCCATTGCAGATCGGCGCGAAGCTTTTGCATGCGCGAAAATCAGCCACCAGGCCTTGTTCTGAGCGGCTTTTTTGCGCACCAATCGCGCTGCTAGGCTGAATTCCCAATCAGAAAAGCGCCGCTTGACGCTCAATCGATCGGCAGGGTTTTCTAGCAAACCACCAAGGGTGATTTGCTAGTTCTCCTTAGCGATCACGTGCCATGTGACGGGCAGCATGGGAGTGGTTGCGACTGCGACAACGGAGCACCCTACTCCCTCGATGTACTTGCCGTCGCCTGTTTGTGGAACCTCGGACGGATCTATTGGGCCATACGAGACGTCCAGTTTTTTTCCATTCTTTTGGTACACTAGGTACCTGATCATGTTTGTTGGTTCTGGATCATCCATGCTGAGCATTTCGAGCCCCCTCTAGCAAGCACCTGATGAAAGACTGCCTCGTCGGTCGATAGGTTTCAAGTCTGCACGTCGGCTAGCGGCATCGCCGAAGGGCAAGACGCGAATGGCCAAGATCCTCGAGCCTTGCCTGGCGACCGTGGCGCCCACACTCAAATCCGCCTGCGACGGTGCGCGACACCCGCTATAGCCCCTGATGCCACGATAATGCGCACTCGCCCCTCAGGTTTATAGGTTCCATCCAAGGTTCATCATTGCCTCGTAAATTGCTGGGTTTTCACGACGAACTTTGCGTTCCCTGACCCAGAGATTCGCCACGCGGATGTCGGCCGCTGAATGAATGTAGAGCGGCAACTGTGAAATAAGCATCAGCGCCGTTTCTTGCGGCGTGCATCCACTGCGCTTGCCCATCTCCTGCGCCTGTTGGCGCAGGTCTAGCGGAACCGATCGAGGGTCAACCCCCAGCGCCGCTATAGCTGCATTCACCCGGATCGCGTAGAACATGCCCGTCCTCCCAAACCCTCGTCATGAGAGCTTCGCCCAGGCGCTCGCCAAGGGCAAGAGCGCGGCAGAGGCATATGTTGCAGCCGGGTACAAAGACAACCGGTCGGCGGCATCCCGTTTGTCAACAAATGTGAACGTGGCTGCACGGGTCGCAGTGCTGTCGGAGCGCATCGCGGAAAAGGCTGAATGGACTGCCGCTGATCGCCTTCGCATGCTCGCCGACATCGCCGAAAGCACAGTGAAGAAAGATCCGCGTGTCGCCGTCTCGGCCATTGCTGAGGCCAACAAGATGCAGGGTTCGCATGCGCCGACCAAGACTGAACTGACCGGACCTGACGGCGCCCCGATCCAAACGGAAACCCGCACATGGCGCGAGAAGTTGAGGGGCGAGTAACAGCGCCTCAAACAAACCCCGCGCTGGCGGACTTCTGGGAACAGGTTTTCATTGGCGAGGCGGACATCGCCGTCCTGCATGGTGGTCGTTCAAGCTCGAAGACCCGAGACACCGCTTGCCAGCTTGTGCGCTTGGTGGATCATGTCGGCGTAAAGATGAGGGTGCTCTGCATCCGACGCTTTCAGAACCGCATTCAGGAATCGGTCTACACCGAGTTGAAGTGGGCGATTGCTCACCTGGGGTTGCGGGCCGCGTTTGACGTCCAGAAGACGACGATCATTCACAGGGCGACGGGATCGGAGTTCATCTTCTACGGCATCGAGCGGAACCTTGAGGATATCAAGGGCACGTCCGATGTCGATATTCTCTGGGTCGAAGAAGCGGAGAAGTTGACCGAGGATCAATGGACCGTCATCGGGCCGACGATCCGCAAAGAGGACAGTCTGGCAATCCTGCTGTTCAACCCGAAATACGTCACCGACTACGTATGGAAGCATTTCGTTGTCAACACGCCGCCCCACACGGTGGTGCGCAAGATTGACTGGACGGATAACCCGTTCCTTTCCCAGAAGGCGTTGCGCGACATCGCCGCAATGCAGGAGAGCAATCCCGAGCTCTTCGAGCATGTCTATGGTGGTGTGCCGCTCGGCGACAGCGAGCTGTCGATCTTCAAGCGCCGCTGGCTCGAAGCCTGCGTCGATGCCCACAAGGTCCTGAAGCTCGACCTGACCGGCCGCAACATCGTGGGCTTCGACCCTGGATATCTCGAATTTACCGGGCCCGGCCTCGATGCTCAGCACAAGGCAATCCAGAATAGCCTCGACCGCGCCGTGATCTTCGGCGCCAACCTCCTGGCCGACACGCAGCGGACCGCGGAGTCGGGAGAGGCAATCAAGCTTCGGCTGGGCAACCAGACGTCGACGCTCAAAACCATAGCGCTCACATCGGCCGAGGGGCTTGAGCGCGCCCTTCGCAATCTCGCGAAATGGATGGGCGAGGACCCTGAGAGCGTCATCGTTACGCCCAATACGGACTTCTTCGATCATACCCTGTCGCCGCAGGAGATCACCGCCGTTGTGGCTGGCTGGCAGGCTGGTGCTTACTCGAAGCAGACGATGTTCGATCGCTTTAAGAAGGGTGAACTGGTGCCCGCCGATCGGACCTTCGAAGAGGAGCAGGACATGATCGGTACGGAACAGCCCACCGGTTTGATCCCGCCGGCAGGCGGCGCCGCCAATGACGGTCAATGATCGCCTGCTAGACCTGGCCGTCAGGCATCAGGTCGGCCTGCAGCGATACTCTACCGCGACGGTCCGCAAGCTGATCGCGCTGCTCAATCGGGTCGACGCCCATATCGTCGCCCAGGTGCTGCGTTTCGATCCGGATGCCGTTCGAGGCGCCTGGTCGGCTACGAGGCTAGAGAAGCTCCTTGAGGCCATCCGCATCGTCAACCGCGATGCGTACAACTCGGTCAATAGGGAACTCACCGCAGAACTGAAGGCCCTTGCCATCTATGAGGCGGGTTTTCAGGTTCGATCGATTGTCTCGGCGCTCCCGGTGGCTTTCGATGTCGTGTCGCCTTCGTCGGAGCAACTCTATGCGACGGTGAACGCCCGGCCGTTTCAGGGGCGTGTCCTCAAAGAATGGGGCAGGGATCTTGAGGTCGCGGCTTTCGCTCGGGTTCGCGACGGGATCCGTCAAGGCTTCGTTGAAGGCCAAACCACCGATCAGATCATCCGCCGCATCCGCGGGACGCCAGCCAACCGGTACCGCGATGGCATTCTCGAAATCAGCAGGCGCTCTGCCGAGAGCGTGGTGCGCACCGCAATCAACCACACCGCCAACGTCGCGCGGCAGGAGCTTTACAAGGCCAATGACGATCTGGTCGACCGCTGGCGCTTCGTGGCGACGCTAGTCGTCGCCACACACATATGAGATGCGCATCATTTCGAGCCTCGCGTCCATCGCTTGGCGCGGCGTCTCCGCAGCCATGGCGCTCCCTGCAATCGCTGACATAGCCACCATCAATGCCAAATGACGCATGTGCTTCTCTCCCCAAGAGGCGGGACGCTAGCGCACGTCGTATCGGAGTTCAACATGACCGACATCGCATCGCTCGGCCTTGAGTTCTACTCGAAGGGCCATTCGCAGGTCATCGGGGAGATGGGCGCCGTTGAGGCCGGAGCAAAGAGGGTCGAGACAGCCACGGGCAAAATGGCTGCGAAACTCGAGCGTAACGTCAAGCGAGTGGAACAGGCCCTCGGCTTCCTGAAGGTCGCCGCCAGCGCCGCGTTTGCGGCGTTGTCCGTGCAGGCGTTAATCTCGTACACGGATCGCTGGACCGACCTGAACTCCAGAGTGGTGCAGGCCACCGGCTCAATTGCGGCCGGCACTGTTGTCATGGAGCGTCTGTCCGACATGGCGCGCCGAACGTATTCGAGTCTGGACCAGACGGCCGAGAGCTTCTTGTTGAACGCCAATTCCTTCAAGGAGCTTGGCTATTCCACTTCGAAAACTCTCGATTTTGTAGAGGCATTGAACAACGGCCTCGTCGTGAGCGGCGCAAAGGGGGAACGAGCTGCCTCGGTGATGAATGCGCTCTCCAAGGCGCTCGCACTTGGGAAGCTCAGCGGCGAAAACCTCAACACGATCCTCGAAACCGGCGGGAGAGTGAGCGAGGCGTTGGCGGCAGGTCTTGGGGTTTCTACGCTCCAGCTTCGGAAGATGGGCGCCGAGGGCAAACTTACTACGTCCAAGGTCATCGAGGCATTGATCTCGCAGTTGCAGAAGCTACGAGACGAGGCCGACGCTATGCCGGCGACGATCTCCGATGCATTGGGGCAGTTGGGGAACTCCGTGCTCAAAACGGTCGGGCTCTTCGATCAAATGGCGGGCGGATCGTCGCGAGTTGCTGAGGCGATCCTGTTCCTCGCGGACAACATGCACATCGTCGTCGGCGCTGTGGCTGGATTGGCTGCGGCGATTACCACTCTTCTGCTCCCGGCTCTCGCAGCGACCACCGTCGCATTGCTAGCCAACCCGTTTTTCTTGCTGGCCGCAGCGATTGGGGTTGCAGTCGGCGCACTGGCATCCTTTGCGGCTGCTGGCGCCGCAAGCGAGCAGGCGGCGCAGCGGGTGAGCACTCAAATCAGCCAGAACGCCGAGGCCATGCGTCAGGCGAAAGAGCAGACCGGTGGGTACACCCGTGCGCTCCGCGACAACATTGCCATGCAACTCGAAAGTGCAAAAGCTGCCCTGACGGTTTCCAAAGCGGAGTGGGAAGCCGCCAATCTGCGTCGTCAGAAATTCGAGTTAATGACCGGTCTGACATTCGCGCCGCTGACCTGGGATGCCGAAAGCAAGGGGGACGTGTGGTCGAAGAGATTTAAGGCGGCCTTCGATCTTGAACAGCAGCTCAAGGAAGTCGACAAACACCTTCTCAAGGACGACAAGCCGACTATCCGCAAGGTCGGCGACGATTTCACGGGAGATCAGCTCTAGTGGATTGGCTCTTTGGCATGGTCCGCAACTTCCTGCTCGGCTGGGTTCCGGGCTGGGCATGGTTCATCGTGGCGCTGGTGGTGCTCGGCTGGGTCTGGCGCACCTTCGGTTGGCAGGGGCTGGTTGGCGCTGCGCTCGCCATCCTCACCCTTGGCGCATACCGACAGGGCTGGCGTGATCGTGGCTCCGGCGAGCCGCCCAAGGTGCCACCGGCAGACCTGCCGACCTTCAATAGCCCGGCCGAAGCCGTGAAGGCGGCGGAGCGCCAGACCGGCAAGCAGCATACTTATGCGAAGCGCTGAACATGACCCAGAGCGAAGCGCAACGCATGCTCCTGGAAATGCTTCGAGGGCTCAAGGAAGACATCGCCGATGAGCGCGAGGCTTCGCGGCTGAGCAGGGCGGCGATACGCGATCGTGTCGAGGAGGTTGTCGAACGGCTCGGCAAGCTTGAAACGACCGTCGCCGTGTCCGGACATATCGACGTCCAGGTGCGGAACGAACTCGATGCCCTCCGAACGTCTCTTGCCGAA